TACCTAATAAAGACATCGCCGTTCGAGTCAATTCCGAATACAACAAAACCTACAATATCAATTATATCTCAACTATTTATCGAAAGATATGCGCCAGCATCGCGAAAACATCGGAGCGCATTTTCAACTATTATTATGAGCGCATTAACCCATACTCCTTTAAGAAGTGCTCGGTATGTGGAGTAGTTAAACTGCGTAATAGTGACGAGTTCATGCGTAAATCTCGAAACAGTGATGGCTTTAGCACAAAATGTAAGGAGTGTGAACACAATGGCAAACGCAAAAAGTAAAACAGAACAATTCGCAGAATTCATTGCGAAATGTGATATTCAAGCATTCATCGGAGTTTGTAAAATTCTTGGCGTGAAGATGAATAATGGCGCGACTACAAAAGAAGAATTCGATCTGCGCCCATTCGAAGATGTATGGTCGGATGTTATTGAGAAATTCAATAATCTTGGGCGCCCGCAACGACGTGACTTAGCGAAAATAATAAAACAGGCGGTGGCGCCAAATGGCGGTAAGTAAAAAGAAATGTTGCGAATGTGGTGAGACCTATGCATGCGGGGGTACTTCTGGGAATGCCGGAAATGAATCCAAATACCTCCCCGTGAATAGCTTCCTATATGATGGATACTTACCCATCTGTAATTTCTGTATTGAGAAGCGCGTTCGCAAAGTATACGAGAAGAACGGTGACAATTACTGGCACTTCCTAGATCAACTATGCCAAATGATTAATGTTCAATTCAATCCCTCCCTATGGGAGAAACTCGCAAAGACACACAAATTCAAAACCTTTATAGTCTATGCGAATATGATGCGCCAGGATGAATACCAAACCCCAGAATGGAGCGCGCAGAATAAGCGCTTTCTCGAACTCCAAAAGGAGAATGAGTTGGATGATGAAATACCTGAATTGCGCGCGGATAAGGTTAATAAACTAAAAGAAAAGTGGGGTTTTAACTATAGTGAAGAAGATTTACTCTATCTTGAAAATCTCCTTGCTGGTATTATTAAGTCTCAAGACGTTAATGGCGCTAAGTCCTATGATGAAGCGAAGAAGTTATGTAAGGTTTCCTTACTTATCGAAGAACGCATCCGTGCCGGAGAAGACTTCGATAAGTTACTCAAGAGTTACGAATCGCTTACTAAAATAGCCGACTTCACGCCAAAGAACGCGCGCAATGTAAATGACTTCGATAGCGCGGGTGAGTTATTTGCATGGTTAGAGCGCCGTGGTTGGATTAATAAATACTACGATGGAACAACGCAAGATATCGTTGATAACACAATGAAGAACATGCAAACCTATCTGCGTAATCTCTATGTGAACGAGAACTCAATTCCTGAGGAAGTTGATAGACGTCTTGAAGCACTCAAGCATGTTGCGGCCTTTGAAAATAAGTTCTATGATGACGATAAGGTTGAAGACTACGATAAGTACGAACTTGAGGGTTATAACGAACCTATGGAAGACTTTAAGGAGGATGTGTAATGGCTAAGGTAATTGGCTCCTCCTTTGAAATTGCCGAGGAAAGTACTCTCAAGGGTTATCGAGATGGAATTGAAATTGAAAAGGGGATTATTATCAATGAACAACATGCTATTGATAATGAGGAGCTGTATAAAAAGTATTGCGCTTTCTTTACTGCTTATCCAGACTTATTCCTTGATTTGATTAAGCCGGCTGATAGTAACTTCGAGTTATATTTTTATCAACGCATCTTTCTGCGCGCGTGTATGCGTTTCCGTAAAGTCTATGTATGCGCGCCTCGTGCGTTCTCAAAAACCTTTATCTCAATTCTTGCGCTCATACTTAAGTGCATCTTCCAGCCAGGAATTAAATTGTTCATCTGCGCCCCTCACATCAACCAGTCCGCCAAGATTGCGACAGAAAAGATTAAGGAAATTTACGATCTATTTCCGTTCCTCCGTAGAGAAGTGATGGGTACTGGTGACTATCCTGGTAACTTTGGTAAGGACTACGTTAAACTCACGTTTAAAAATGGTTCACTTTTCGATGTTGTTGGTACAACTGATTCAACTCGTGGCGGCCGTCGTAATGCTGGTCTTATCGACGAAATTCGAGATCATGATGAAACTGAAATCTCAGAAATCGTTCTTCCACTTATGAATGTTAATAGACGTACTAAGGCGCGCGTAGTTAATCCGAATGAGCCGCACCAGCAAACAATCTTTGCCACATCTGCTGGTACTAAGCAATCTTATGCCTACGAGAAGTTAATTGAAACTCTTGAAGAAGCTATAATTGATCCACGTAATGCATTCGTATTTGGATGCGACTACCGCCTACCTATGATGCATGGATTACTCGATCCTAAGTACATTCGTGAAATGAAGATGTCGAGTACGTATAAAGACGAATCTTTTGCGCGTGAATATATGGCATCTTGGACCGGAAGTGCAGAAGGCTCTTTCTTTGATTATGAGAAATTAACTAAGCATCGTATCGTTAATAATCCTGAGCGTACTCAAAAACTTGGAATGTGTCCTGATGATTTCTACTTATTATCAGTAGACGTAGGTCGACTTTCTTGTCAGACAGTCGTATGCGTCCATAAGATACATCAGGTAGAAAATATATATCGTAGTAAGTTAGTGAACATTTACGTTCTTGGTAAGACAGCTGAGACAAGACACTTCGAGCGGCAGGCGCTTGATTTAAAGAAAATTATTGAAGATTTTAGACCTCGCGAGGTTGTAATCGATGGTAATGGACTTGGTGTCGGTTTACTTGACTTTATGATTCGCCCCACCATTGATGGTGATACGGGAAAAACATATCCTCCTTACGGCATTTTTAATGATAAGGAATATGGTAAAATTCAACCTGTTGATTGCGAAAAGATTATTTATTGCTTAAAGGCAAATGGTACAACGAATAATTTAATTCATGGTAATTGCTATACTCGCGTTAACAGTGGGTTAGTTAAGTTCCTTATCAAGGAAACAGAAGCCAAGAATAAATTACTATCAACTAAAGTTGGGCAAAAGATGAAGATTGAGGCGCGCGTTGAACGTATCATGCCACATGAGATGACTTCTAAGTTATTTGATGAAATGTTAAATCTTCGTATTAAACCAACTGGAAGTAGAACGGATATCAACCTTGAGATGATAAATAAACGATATACCAAAGATAAATTTAGCGCCTTTGAGTATGGTCTTTGGAGAATCAAAGAACTTGAAGAGGAGTTAAATAAGAAATGGAAACGTCGAGGAAAAACCAGAACTTTAATGTTCTATTCGCAGGGGGGATAAAATGGAGACCACGGATATTCAACTTGATAGAGTTGCGTTATTCAAACAATCAATCAACAAGATGATCGCCTCAAATGAAGACAGTTATAAAAGTAGTTATGGATGGGGTAAAACAAATACCACACGAATCCGTGAATATACAGACGATGAAATTGCATCAATTATTGCTTCCGGAGATATTGATAGTATGCGCGAGCTCTCTCGCTCATACTATTACTCAAGTGGTTATTATAGACGAATTATTTTATATTATGCCTATTTACTAACATATTCTTTTTTAGTTGTACCTCATTATAAAAAGAAAGTTAGCAATCAAGGTAAGGCAAACTACTATCAGGCGCTTGATTTTTGTGATAGTATTCACATTAAATCATTCTCTCAACATATCGCTACTCGCACACTTGTAGATGGATGTTACTATGGAATTATCGTAGAAAAAAATGGATTATATTCTACAATGGATTTACCTTTCTCATATTGTCGTACACGCTTTAAAGGTTACTCTGGATTAGATATTGTCGAGTTAAATTTAAACTACTTTACAACTATTTCTGACCGAGATATGAGGGATAGAGCTTTTAAAGCTTATCCTAAAGAGGTTAAGCGCGCGTATAATAAATATACGAATGGTACAAATAAGAAACTATCAGACCAATGGTATATTTTTGACGAGGGTGTAGGCATCTATTTTAAAATGGACGAAGCGCGCCCAATGTTTATCAATACTATTCCAGCAATTGAAACATTCCAGACCTATCGTGATCTTGAGTTAAAGAAACAGGAATTAGAGACTAAGAGAATTCTTGTTCAACAACTTGGAACGAATAAAGATGGCGAATTTATTATTGAACCAGAAGAAGCGGCTGAACTACATAGTGGCGCCGTTCGTATGCTTTCTAAGAATACCGATATGGATGTCCTTACTACATATGCTGAAGTAGATGTAAAAAGCCTATCTGACGCGCGCCAAACAGTTACATCTAACCTCCAAACTTTTGGAAACTTTATTTATAACGAATCTGGCGCCAGTGCTAATATCTTCAATGCTAATGGAAATTTATCTCTTGATCAGTCATTGAAAAATGACCTTTCACTAATGATGAGTTTAGCGGATAAGTTAAGTGCGTTTTATACTTATATAGTGAACCAGAATGTAGCAATTGCAAATGTAACTTACAGTGTAGTTATACTTCCTATTTCACATTATAATACAAAAGAATATATTGAGAATACATATAAACTAGCGTCTGCTGGATATAGTTTCTTACTACCTGCTCTTGCATCAGGTTTAACTCAGAAAGATACAGTTGATGTTAAGATTCTTGAGAATGAACTTCTTGAACTAGAAAAATTATTTACCCCACTTCGACTTGGGTCAACTCAAAGTGGAGATGGTGGCGCGCCTGCTAAGTCAAATGAGAATAAATCAGACAAGACGATTAAAAATCAGAATGGAGGGAGTGAGTAATGTCTTTTGCGAATTTTACAGTTAACGTGTTCGGAAAATTAGAAGCTTATTCCCCAACAATTTCTCGTGCGCGCGTCCGAATTTTTTATACTGGTGTTAATAGAAATTCTACTTATATAACAGAAGAGTTCGCTGCAAAGCTTTTAGAGACTCTTTCTTACGCCCCAATTAAAGGAATTCATAATGGTGAAGATTTCACAGATCATGGTGAACGCCGTGATCTAGGAAGAATTTATGGCGTTGTTCCTGAAAATCCAAATGTTACTTGGGAAGATCATGAAGATGATGATGGAGTCACTCGCAAGTATGCTTGCGCAGATGTATTACTATTCACCGCTTTATATCCTGAGGCCGCTGATATTGCGGAAAAGGGCGAATCAATGGAAATATATGCGCAGTCAATTAGAGGCGAATGGCAAGTCGTCGATAAAAGACGTGTGTATGTTTATACCGATGGATGTTTCCTCGGACTTCAAGCACTAGGAGATAGTGTAGAGCCTTGTTTTGAGGGCGCGCAGTTCTTCTCCTTATACAACGATCTCAAAAATTTAATAGATACTTTAGAGGGAGGAAAAGACATGATTTTTAACTTTAAACTCTCTGATAGCAAAAAGCACGATCTGCTTTTCAAACTAGTTAATCCTAATTTCAACGAAGCTGGCAATTGGGAAATTAACTATGGCATTTGCGATATTTATGATGAATACGCACTTTGCTATGATTATGAAAATCAGCAATTCTGCCGTATGTACTATCAGAAAGATGACGAGAAAAATACTTGTTCTCTAGTTGGCGA